GAAGTTAAATCACAGCAAGGATCGCTACTCGCACAGACTGACTGGGCTGTTGTCCGTAAGTCTGAAAAGAGTACGGCAATCCCTAGCAACATCGCAACATGGCGTGATGCCATCCGTAGTAAAGCCACGGCAATGGAGACTGCGATAGATGGCGCTGCTGACATTGCGGCTGTAGCAGCATTATTCGTGTCGCACGATGTATCTGGAAATAAGTCCGGTGTCTTGTACGATTGGCCGGAACTCGCGCCATGAACGAAGAGATTAAAATAGGTTTTGATGCTGCGTCGCTGGCAGTCGTCGGAGCCACGCTTGCCTCATGGTTACCCGCAGCCGCTGCCGCGTTGAGTATTGTCTGGACGGTCATTCGCATCCGCGAGACCAAGACGTATCGCAAATGGCGTACAAAACTTTAATTATCGCTTTCGCCGCGTTCCTCGCGGTGTTGGTTTTTATCCTAACCAGCGGGATGGCGCGAGCCGTAGATACGGTGACTTCAGCGACCGTCAGTAGCAGTTCCACGGTCGTCGATAAAACACCGCCCACGGCCTCCAGTCCCAGCATCGTAGTTAACAATAACGACATCTGCCAGACAGGCACAAGCGCGGCGCTGCAAACGGGTATTTTTGGTCTTAGCGGGGGTACTACTACCACAGATTTTGTGTGCCAGAGAATCAAGCTATCTCGATCCGTCTTCGGAATGGGCCTCAAGATCGCGGGCATCGCCTTACTTTGTCAGGATGTGCGCGTGTGGGACGCCATGTGGATGGCTGGTTCGCCCTGCCCGTTTATGGGCAAGATTGGCAACGCCGCCCGTGATGAGTGGATCAAGTTCCCGGAGAAATCCCCAGTAGGTTCTATCATCCGAAAGGAGGCACCGGCTATAGTAGCTGCGGCCCAGAAAAAAGCCGTCGAAAATTCTTTAAAACAAATTCAAGACAATGAGTGGGCAGAATAATGCGCTGGCTTGTCATACTTCTGCTGATGCCTTTTCCAACGTTTGCTGAGACTGTGACGACCGGCAATCTACTACCCGAAATTTCTGAGTTTCAGACAAGCGGCTCAACGACATCTGACGGTTCGGCAAGAGGCTGCACTGCCGGAGAGTTTTGTACAGGAGACGCTACGGCAGGAGGTGGAACTTACGCTAGCACTTTTGATGTCCCATTGACCGAGGCCGAAATTCGCAGAGGCTTTACCCTGGACACTTCCGTGACCGTGGACAGTCACCCGTCTAATGCTAATCTTGCTACTTGCTCCAGCATTACGCAGAGCAGCGACTGCCGAGACATCTTTAACGTGACGGTAGCGTTGTTCGATGTCACTAACACAGTTGTACAAAAGTTTGAGCGTCAGGTCGAATTAGATTTCAATGGTCTACGCACGTTTAATTTTACAGACACAGTTCAAGAAAACAGCTTTAGCGTGTTGACGGGGGGCTTTGAGCTATTCGGCGTAGATGCGGGTTTTCATTCTCCATCGTTCTTTGGTCCTAAATTCTCGGAACCTTCAATTACGTTTACGCATGATCGAATTGTCGAACAACAAATACTCGCCCAGATTGCTACGGTCAATCAGCAAGTTGCTATTGCCCCGCCACCTGTAGATATCATCGCTGTCGTCCCTGTTGCCCTGCCTCCCCCACCAGCAGCACCAGCCCCTATCGTTGTTGCCGCTGCCCCAGAAGCTCCGCCTGCCCCTCCTGCAATCGCTCCTATACAACTTGACCTGCCAGCGCCCGCTGCGGAACAACAACAACAGGAAGCTCAAGCCGAGGCGACTATTGAGGCGCAGATAGAACAGGCACCTGAACCAACGCCGGAACCAGTGGCTGAACCGGAGGCACCATCATCACCAGAAGAAACAACAGAGGCAGCGCCAGAAGCCGCGCCAGAAGCCGCGCCCGAAGCCGTTCAACCTCCGCAACCAAAAACGAGGCAGCAGAAAATAAAGGCGGCAGCGCAGAAAGTAGTGGCGAAAATCGCACCGTCGCAACGTTACTCAGCAGCAGCGCAGACAACGATGCTTGTAGCGATGGGGATGATCGCGCCAAGGATTAAGACGACTAATGCGCTGGTGGATGTGGTGACGATGCCGACTAGATCAATGCGAGATGACCGCAACTTGGCTAATCCTATGCAAAATTACACGCTATTCGGTAGCTCAAACGGGGCGATGGATGCGCTCGTGCAACTCGACTGGAAACGCTGATGGCAGAAATAGAATACAAGGGCATAAAGCTAGGGGGCAGTAAGCTGCTTCTTCTAGTGCCACTGTTGGGAACAATTGGCTCTGGTCTTTTTTTCGGCTTTGAATTTTACAAAGATTATATGGATATGCGGTCTAAGATTGCCAGCTACTCAGCCCCTGATCTCTCAGGCATCCGACAAGAATTAGCAGTCCAGAACGAGACTGTCGATGCTGTCAGAAAAGAGATGGCGTCTGTTCGTTTACGTGTCGGCGAGATACAGCAGCTTGCTCGCGACCTCCGAGATGACCAACGCAGCGATTCTGCAAAAATCTACAAGTCTATCGGCGGCGTAGACCGCCGGTCCCGCCAAGCAGATGCCGACACCAGATCGGCAATGCGGCAAGCTGAGAGAACCCTGCGCTCCATCACTTCGAGTGCTAGCGAGCGGTTTGATTTAAAAATAAATTCAGTAGACGAGAAGCTTACGGCCCTTGAAGTAATTTTGAATAAGCGTCTTCAACGCGCCCTCGATAATCCCTTGCTGAAAGGAAAATGAAATGACTGATGAAAAAGTAGATAACATTCCAGACAAGAGCGCCTACCAAATTAACCGCCGTTTGATGTGCTGGGCGGCACTTGCACTGATGGCAATGACGGTTGGGTTTGTTCTGGTAAACCCCGCCGCCTATACGACTGCGCCGATTGCCCCTATTTTTTATGGGTTATCCGGCTTAGTTGCTGTATATTTTGGTGCTACTAGTTTCGCACAAGTTAAAAAATGAAAACAGGAGATATAGCGGTGAAGTTATTAGCCATATTGTTTGCAACATTAGTCTTCAGTTCATCGGCGCAGGCTGGTCTGACGTTGTGTCAGGGTAAGTACGCGCTTTGTGCGGCTTCGACTTGTCAGCCAACGGGGAAGATGATTTCTACAAACGACGGTAACACGTACCCCGAAGTTGTCTGCAAATGTCCGGTTTTAGACGGCGAAGCTATTGCGGACACCACTATGGGAAATATGAAGGGGTCTTGCGCTCCGACGGATAGCGAGCATGTGTGGAGTTTGTTTGCCCCTAAAAAGTATTATCCGCAAGAGGCGAGCGGGTTCAGCAAGCTCCCTGAAAAGATGAAGGCTGCGGTTCAGAAATGTGACGCAAGTTTGAACCAAGGGTACCAGGCGAGTAACTGTTTTAGTTTCAACTGTAAGATTGGGCCGGACAACATTGCGATCTGTCGTTGTCCGATGGGGCAAGTTCCGGCTTCTACAACATTTTTAACAGAGGCTGGGCAAGGTAACCCGGAAGCTTGCTACCAACACCCTGTAAGTTTACCCGTCCAAAACAATACTTTGAAAGGAAAATGAAAATGGTAAAATGGATTACGGATCGAATGAAAGAACCGTCGTCGTTTGCGGCAATTGGGGGCACCCTCGTCGGAATCGGGGTTCTTGTGAGCCAGCCGATTGTTATTTTAATCGGCGTTATTGGTGGGGCGCTAGGTTTTTTTCTGAAAGAAAGGGGCATTATTTAAATGATAATGTCGCTCCTTGGGACAGCTTTGGGTTTCGGGACATCTGTCATTCCTGAAATACTTGGCTACTTCAAGCAAGGCCAGCAAAACAAACAAGACCTGGCGATGCTTGAGCAAAAAGCAAAATACGCCGCCCAGCTATCCGAGCTAAAGATAAGCGAGCTAGACGCTGAAGCGGATATTTCTGAAACCAAGGGGATATATGAGCATGACCGATCTATTGACGCTGGAGGTTTTGTCAACGCTCTCCGGGGTTCTGTGCGCCCTGTCCTTACTTACGCCTTCTTTGGTCTCTTCGCGACGATCAAGGGCGTCACGCTATACAGCATGGTGAATACAGGCGGCATGGATTTAAGCGCCGGTATGCTTGCAATCTGGGACGATGAAACCAGCGTGATCTTTTCTAGCATCGTCGCGTTTTGGTTTGGATCGCGCAGCATGAGCAAAGCACGTTCTTGGCAACAGGAGAAGCGGAAATGATGCTATCGGAACATTTTTCACTCAACGAGCTTACAAAATCCGAGACGGCTGCGCGTAAAAGTATTAGCAACACGCCGGGCGGCACTGAAATTGAAAACCTGATTATGGTTTGTGAAAACATTTTGGAGCCTGTCCGAAATCATTACGGCATACCGTTCGCGCCTAACAGCGGGTTCCGTTGTCTTCAGCTAAATCGAGCAATTGGTTCGTCAGGTAACTCGCAGCACGTTAAGGGCGAGGCTGTAGATTTTGAGGTGCCAGGTGTAGCGAATAAGGAAGTCGCACTATGGGTTAAGGACAACTGCGAGTTCGACCAGTTAATCTTGGAGTTTTACAAAGAAGACATTCCAGATTCCGGTTGGGTGCATTGCAGCTACACAATCGAAAGCGATAATCGAAAGTCTGCACGGGTCTTTGATGGCCGTCACTGGACCGCTTTAGCGTAAAATTCTCACAAGGCAAAAAAAGACCTCCAAAAAAGGAGGTCAGGTTTTAGCGAGAGGAGCCACTACCACTTACCACGATCCATTTTAGTGGTCAAGAACACACATTGGTTTGACTGCCACGTCCGGTCTGCCCGGTACGTTACCTCGCCGCAACCGACTGCTGTTTCTACCAGTATAAAAGACAGCAGAATCCCGGCGGCGATGATAAGAGATATTTTCATGATCATAATTCAGCATCCTCAATGAGACTTTGCGCTGTTTCGAGGTGATCCGCAATCAAGGCGTCTACGTCGTCTATTGCTGCCGTTGGCAGATACGCGCCAAATCTCCACACCTCTTTGCTGGCGATGGTGTGGGTGAGGCTGTGAGAAGTGTCCCGGATTGTCCGGGCTATCCCAGCAACAAGAGCCAGGTTGGCCGCTGACATAGACACGTCGTCCCTCAGTGTGCGGGCTAACGCTAACGCGCCAGCAACGATGTCAAGGTCGTCGTTCTGCGTGGCTGCTGGGTTGTTGTAGTCGCTGTAATAATTCATATCATTTGCTCCCAATAAAAACTTAATTCACACGCAATAATTCGTAGTAGCCGCAAATTATCTCGTCCTGCAACTGCCCTTCATCCAACTCCGCAGAGTCGTTGCCGTCTACCAAACACAACAAAGTGTAATAATAGGACGTGGTCTCAACGGCAGTGCTTTTTACGCGTGTTTCTGTCCGCGACAACACCCGCTCCCTGATTACAATTGTTTTGTAGCCCAGCGTCGTACGGTTTTCTTGGTCGCGCAGTATATATTCTGATCCGATGTACATTTTTCCGTTCCTTTTTTAAATTAACTAGGACTATATTACACGGTTGGTTACATATAGCAACAATAAAATGTACATATTAAATGTTGCGACAAAATAAACGATATGTTACATATATTAATCGCAACAAGGATATGTGAAATGAAGACCCCGAAAGAAGTAGTCACTAAATTAGGCGGGACGGTTCAAACCGCTGCCGCTTTGGGCGTATCTCCCCAGGCTGTGTCGAATTGGCTTCGACGCGGAACAATCCCTCTAATTCACGCACATCGGATCGTGTCGGTTGCAAGGGATAACCAAGCCGATATCAGTTATCAGGATTTAATGGAATGATCGCCGGGATCGACGTGGGGTTGAAGGGGGCAATTGGACTGCTGCACGAGAACGGTGCCGCCTATGTTTACGACATGCCTGTTTTTTCGAAAGAAGTAAACGCAGCAGCCCTAGCGGACATATTCCGCGAGTTTACGCCGGATCATGTTTATATAGAGGCTGTCAACTCTTTCGGTATGGGTAGGCAGAGCGCCTTTAATTTCGGCCAAGGCGTAGGCGCAATAAAAGGTGTGCTGGCAACGCTAAAGATTCCATTTACACCCGTTAGCCCATCCAAATGGAAAAAGCATTTCAATTTAGGCAAAGACAAAAACGAAAGCCGAGCCGCTGCAACTCGGCTGTTTCCGATTCTTGCATTTGAGTTTGCGAGGAAAAAAGACGACGGCAGAGCAGAAGCAATTTTAATAGCCACATGGGGAGCAAACCAATGACCGCACAATTGACGCTGAACAAAACTAACCGCTATCAAATCTTGGCCGCCGCAGAGCTTTCTGTGAAAATTAAAGAGACAGCCTACGGCACTCCGCAACAAAACTTTGACCGCATCGCGGCGCTTTGGAACGTGATTTTATCTGAGAAACTAGGCAAGGAGCATAAAATCAGTGCCGCAGATGTTGCTATGATGATGGTCAGCATTAAACTGGCGCGTCTTATTGAGACGCCTGAACACAAAGACTCCGCAGTTGATCTGGCCGGGTATGCGGCCCTGTTGGGGGAGATTGCTTAGATATGGGAAAGCGATCTGATTTTGAGCGGCGCGAGCAGGACTTCTACCCGACACCATATGCGGCGGTTTTGCCACTGCTGCCGCATCTTGCGCCCGGCACATTTTTTCACGAACCATGCGCGGGCGACGGCGACCTTGTGAGGCACCTTGAGCGCAACGGTCATGTATGCTCCCAATCGGGCGATATTTCGACTGGGCAGGATGCGCTGCACATCCATGACACGCAGGGGGAAGTCATCATTACTAACCCACCTTGGGACCGCAAAATCCTCCACTCACTGATTGACTCGCTGCCTCAACTTGCGCCGACCTGGCTTCTTTTTGATGCGGACTGGGTTCACACGCGGCAATCTGCGCCGTTTATGCACAACTGCCGCAAGATCGTTTCAGTCGGGCGGGTCAAATGGATTCCCGGCAGCAAGATGACCGGCAAAGATAATTGCGCTTGGTATCTGTTCGAACAGAAAAACGATTGGCGTCCAAAAGTTACAGATCATGCTTTGTTTTACGGGAGGACAACATGACCGGCTTTACAGACCACGGCATCGACCACGGCAGCATCAGCAACATTAACAAGTGGATTGAGTCGCCGGATTCATGGGTGTCTCACTACTTGTTCGGCAACAGAGGGTCAGGCTCCCCAGCAATGTGGCGCGGTATATTCGTCGAGCAAGCTGTCGCGGACACCATCACGGAGAAGCTGCAAATTGACGACGCGATTGAGAATGCTACAAAAGACTTTGACGCAAAATATGACTTTGACGACGGGTCTGTCGCCAAGGAGCGTTTAAACATTGAGCCTATGACGCGCCTGGCAGTCGAGGCTCTGGAGCCATTCGGCAAGCCAGATTTCCCCGAAGACGGCAGCCAGCACAAAGTCAGCATGAAGGCAACAGGGGACGAGTGGTCTTTGGATTTCATCGGGTTCCTAGATTTCAAGTTCCCTGAACACGGATTAATTGTTGATCTAAAAACTACAGGCCGGATGCCATCCGTGATGAGCCGTGGTCACCAGCGACAGCGGGCGTTCTACGCAAAAGCGTCAGGAAACGCCACCGTAAAATTCCTCTACGTCACCCCGAAAAAGGTGGCGCTGCTGGAGGACGGCGACCCTGACGAGCTAATGGCAGAGATTAAGCTGCACCTCAATAGGCAAGAGAAATTCTTGCGACTGGGCGATAAGGAGTTGCTCCGCAGCATCGTCCCGATAAATCCCGACAGTTTTTATTGGCGAGGCGATGAAGCTGTTCGCAAAGAACTTTATGGAATCTGAAATCCGCGTATTAGATTTATTTTCTGGCATAGGAGGATTTAGCCTTGGACTCGAACGAGCCGGACCTTTTCGGACAGTTGCCTTCTGCGAGCGAGAACCCTTCCCGCAAGCAGTCCTCAGAAAACACTGGCCCGAAGTCCCGATCTACGACGACGTTAGAACCATCCCAACAGATGAGCTTGGAAGAATTGACCTCATCTGCGGCGGGTTCCCCTGCCAGCCGTGGTCCGTTGCCGGGCAGCAACGAGGCGCAGAAGATGACCGCGACCTCTGGCCGGTCATGGCTTCCCTTATTGAAAAACTACGGCCTCAGTGGGTCATTGGCGAAAACGTGCGAGGCTTTGTTAACGAACTGTTGGGCCTCCAGCGCAGCCTTTCTGACTTGGAAAGCCTTGGGTATCAAGCCGTCCCATTTGTTATTCCAGCTTGCGCCGTCGATGCCCCGCACAGACGGGATAGGGTCTGGATTGTGGCCCACGCCCCGCAGTTGCAGCGCGATGGCAGCGGAGAACATACAGAACAGGGTGAACGACAAGTTTCCCAATCTGGAAAGCGTGGTGGCGCGGGCGATGTG